TCAATACACTCATCAATATAAAGGAATGAACGAGTCTGTTTACCATCACCCCAAACTTCTATTGTTCCACCTTCTTCTGGAAGATATGCTACCTTACGACAGATTGCTGCAGGAGCCTTTTCTCTTCCACCTTCCCAGGTTCCCTCTGGTCCGAATATATTATGATATCTAACAACACGTACAGGAATATTATGGTTGCGATGATAAGCAAAGTAGAGGCGTTCCGAGAACAGTTTTTCCCAACCATATTCAGAGTCCGGATTTGCTGGATAAGCAGATTCTTCACGACAATCGGGATTATCGGGATCAAGTTGGTTATGCTCTGGATACATGCAGGCAGATCCAGAATAAAAGATTTTAGTTTTGTTTACATCTTTGAGTTCATTCAGTTGACGTTGTTCATCAAGAACATTCAGATTGATTGTGACTGAATTGTGCATAATGTCTGCATCGTTTTCTCCAGTGAAAACAAATCCTGCACCACCCATATCAGCAGCAAACTGATAAATCTCATCGAAGGGTTGAGCAAACTTATCAACAATTTGTTGATAAAAATTTCCCAAGTATCCAGTGAAGCGGACACAACGACGAACAAAGGTTACATCACGAAGATCGCCAAGAATAAATTCATCTGCTTCGCTAATTGAATATTCAGGATACTTAAGATCTACACCACGAACCCAATAACCTTCTGCTCTCAGTCTTTTTACCATGTGGTTGCCAATAAAACCACCAGCACCAAGAACAAGTGCTGTTTTTTTATAATCATCCATAGATTAATAAATTACTCCTAGTATGTATTATAGTTCAAGAACAGATGGTTTGCAAGCCTTCTTCTAGTGAGATTTTTTGTTCAAATCCTAAAGATTTGAGTTTGTCTGCATTCAAGGCAAAATTCTTTGCTTGCGCTATTTGATTAAATCTTGGAGTTTCAATTGAGACTAATTCACTCTCACTTTCAAGATTTTTCTTAACCATCTCGATAATTTCTCTAAATGGTAGAGCAGTTCCACTCGCAATATTATAAATTTGATTTACCTCTCCTCTATCTATGACAAGTTTAAGTGCTCTACAGATATCACTCACATGCATATAATCTCTAAGTTGCATACCATCATCATATAGAGTGATAGTCTCATTATGACGCATCAACTCAATTAAAAATCCAAGGACATTCTTTCTTGCAGAGACAGTTTTATCCTGTCCATAAACATTTGCGATTCTCATGATGCGATACTTAACATCAAATGTTTTACAGAATGAGATTAAAAGTTGTTCTGCAGTTCTTTTTGTAATTGAATAAAATCCTCTTGGATCACAGTGATCATCTTCTTTTGCATAAACAATATCAGAACCATAAACAAATCCTGTGCTGACATAATTAAAGACAAGATCATTATCTTTGCAATGTTGAAGAACATCAAGAAGAACTGTAAGATTAGTATCTACATCTAAATGCAGATCATCAAACACATTGTAGTTTGAAATTGTACTGATTAGGTAAAGAATATTTTTTGAACTGGGTTTTCTTTGTTCTCTGGGAATTTGAATTACTTCCTCAGGAAACATATTACAAAAGGTGCCACCAATAAAACCAGTGGCACCATAGACAGAAATCTTATCAGACATATTTTTCACAATTAACAAACGTTTTTCCAAGTTTATCTTTTGGAGAAAGAATTGGTTCGTCTACTATTCCCCAATCAATATTAAGAACAGAGTCATTCCACAGAAGGGTTCTTTCGTGCTCTGGATAGTAATAGTCAGTAATTTTATATGTTACTTCAGCTTGATCAGAAATGACATAAAAACCATGAGCAAATCCAGCAGGAACCCATACTTGTTTGTCATTTGAGTCAAGTAAGATTTTAGTATATTTTCCAAAGGTAGGAGAATAAACACGAAGATCTACAACCACATCTAAAACAATTCCAGAAGTACAACGAACCAATTTACCCTGAGGATTTTCAACTTGATAATGAAGTCCTCTTAAAACACCTTTGACAGACTGTGAATGATTATCTTGGACGAAATTTTTTACACCAGTAATTGCTTCAAACTTTTCATCATTAAAAACCTCAATAAAAAATCCCCTATCATCTTCAAACTTTTTGTTTGTGATGATGTAAACATCTTTAAGGGTTGTTCCGATTGCATTCATACCATTTAATAGTCTTTTCTAAACCTTCTTCAAGATTAAAGCGTGGAGCCCATTTAATTTCATGTCGAATTTTAGTAATACTTGTCGAATACCTTCGATCATGTCCTGGGCGATCTTCAACATATTCTATCATATTTTCTCCCATGTTCAAATAATCTAGAATCATTCTAACTAAATCAATATTTTTAACCTCACACTCTCCACCAATATTATACTTCTGTCCTACTCTTCCACGACTCCAAACTTCAACTAGTGCTTCACAGTGATCTTGGACATACAACCAATCTCTAATTTGTTTTCCATCACCATAGATAGGAACTTTCTTACCATCCAGCAAATTCAAAATTGTTTGAGGAATCAATTTTTCTTTATATTGCCTAGGTCCATAATTATTTGAGCAGTTAGTGATAATTGTAGGCAATCCATATGTATTATGAAATGCATTCACAAAATGATCACTTGACGCTTTTGATGCTGAGTAAGGATTGCGAGGGTTGTAATTTGATTTTTCGGTAAAAGAATCTTCTTCTATAGTCCCATAAACTTCATCCGTTGAGATATGCATAAAACGATCAACTTCATACTTCAGAGAAAGTTTAAGTAGGTTAACCGTACCAACGATATTGGTATGAATGAATTGAGAACAATCTTTAATTGAATTATCTACATGACTTTCTGCTGCCAAATGAAAAATTGTTTTTGGTTTATATTTTTTAAAGATATATTCACAATTATGCTCATCAGCAATGTCTGTCGTATAAAGAACAACGGGATCTGGAATGTTGTGCCAGTCGGATGCATAAGTCAAATTATCAACGCAAATAATCTCATCATCTACAGTATTAACTAAATGATGTAGAAGATTACTTCCAATAAATCCTGCGGCGCCAGTAACTAATATTGTCATTGTTGATTATTTTTGACTGAATATTTTTCCAGAAGTTCTGGAGAGTACTGCTCAAGAACACTCTCTTCTAGTTTTTCAATTCTTTTCTGTTTTTCCAACTGATAAACTCTGTTTCGAATTTCCGTTGAGGAATATTTATGTTTTCTTGAATGGAAAAAAAGTTCGATACCATGATCAATACAGTGTTGCTTTCCAGTAAAATCTCTATCTTTATACTCTTCACTCAAAAATCTAATATGAATCGTTTGAGTTTGAATTAAATTGAGAAGATCTTCTTCGGTTTCATAAACCAAAATCTCATCGACATATTTGCAAGCTTGCAATTGAACATATCGTTCATATACAGATTGTGTTGGTTTATTTTTAATACCAGGGCGATCGATTGTAGGATCAACTTGAAGTGCTACCTTTAAATAGTCACACATTTCTTTTTCCATTTTAAGCATGGTGACATGTCCAGCATGAAACAAATCAAATGAACTACAATTAAATCCGATTTTCATATACAAAAAATATCTTGCTAGATTATACTAAAAAAGGAGAGTTTATGCAACTCTCCCCTAGGTCTTTCAGGCTCGCCACCAATTCTTTGACTGGAAATTGGAAACCAGGCGGAGAAAGAATTCCCCATCCGCACCAACTGCCCTTGAGAGAGGCAGTAAACTCATAATAGGGTCATATTTGACTCCACCACTTGGTTTTATGAAACCAAGAAAAGTTGGGTTAACTTTGATAGCTCGGAAATACCAAAGAATGCTATAAGAAATAACACGTCCCAAAGTTTAAGTTTGATAGCAAAAGGAATACCAAGTAGTCCCCCGATAAACTTTATCATCAAACCGTTTTTAAAATCTCCCCATAACATGATTTGATAACCAAGTAAGAGGAGAAAGTTGCCAATGTATCTCAGGATACTTGTTTTAGACATAAGGGGTTTTCATCACCGACCAGTACTTTTAAAGACTCTCCGTGTCTTCATCGTCTCCTTTCACGTAAGCAGGAACCCTATCAGGATCCAACCAACAAGTGTAGTCAAAGTCTTCCATCGCAGTCATTAATTGCATTTCATTATCGCAGAGATACATGTCACGATACCTACCAGTGTAAGAATCTACTTTTTGAATACGACAGTCAGGTTTTCCATTGATTTCCAAAGTACCTACCTGAATATAACGATAAGGAAACCGCTCCATAAGAACGGTTGGTTTTTTAGTCAATTTCATCAAGCAACCTCAACAGATTCAAGATCAGCAAGAACATATTCCATGAGAATCTCATAATCATCCAAAGGATCACCAGAGAATACTATTCCCTCATTTTCGTAGTAACGACGAACCTTTTTGTAGAGTTTCGGATTCTTTACATCAAGGTAGAACTCGCCATTTGCGGCACCACGGAGGGTTTGAACGTCTTTTTTGAACTTAGCAGTGAGAGTCATTGTTTTGAATGTTGTCCTTAGTATTATAAGGGTTTGACTT